AGATAGCGTAAATAACTTTATAAATATTATATATGGGAAATATGCTTACAATTGCACTTTTTTTTGATGAAATGCGAAAACAAAAGCTAAAATTAAAAGAAATTGAAGAAAAAAAAACTCCTTTTCTTGAACAACCTTTAAAAAAGTTGAACTTAGGGGAGATAAGGTGCTCTGATTAATACGCACAACTTTTTAAAATAAAGATATTCCAAAAACTTAATTTCACACTATATTTTATTATGAAATCAAAAGATGTTGCATTATCTTTTTTAATTGTTTCTATTTTTTTAATTATTTTAATTTGGAATATTGTTTCTTCTAATATTGGAAAAATAAAAAATAAATGGCCGGAATATAGATGCAATCCCGTTATTATGCCATTTGCCGGTTATTTTGGACACGATCCCGCAAAAAATTTCAATGAATGCATACAAGGTATTCAAAAATCACATATGGGAGAATTTATGCAACCTACCAATTATGCTTTATCTTTAGCAAGTAAAACGGGAGCACAAATTACACAATCTATTCAGGGTATTCGAACATTTTTAAATTATTTAAGAAATCAACTTCATACTACAATAAGAAAGATTTTTACCGTATTTTTAGGAATAGTTCAACCCATTAATCAAATTTTGGTTAAATTTCGTGATTTAACAATGAGATTATTGGGTGCTATGACAGTAATGTTATATATGGTTGATGGTTCCAATAAAACGGTTGTTTCTACATGGAATAGTGATGTTGGGGGATTAATTAGAACATTGTGTTTTCATCCTGATACACCTGTAAAATTAAAAAATAATTTTGAATGTCCGATGAAAGAATTGGTGTTAGGGGATATTTTAGAAAATGGAAGTGAAGTTATGGGGTTGCTCCAATTAAAGGGAGGAAATTGTTATTATAAAATTTGGAGTAAAAAATTACATAAATTTATTTATGTCACAGGAACACATTTAATAAAAGATCCAAAAAGTAAAAGATTTATTCCTGTTGAAAATATGGAGGGAGCTGAATTATCTAAAAAATCATCAAAAGTTATGTCCTGTTTAATAACTAGTAATCATAGGATACCAATTGGAGAATATACATTTTGGGACTGGGAAGATGATAAAGAAACATTAAACAAATGGTTGTAAATCTTATAATACTTTTTCTAAAAGTATTATATGACATTAAACAGTGAAATCAAAAATTTGTATCAAAAAACAGGATATTTAGATAAATATGGGGGATCTTTTATTATTGCAATAATTATTTTTATCATTTTCATTTTTATTTTTCTCTATAATTATCTTCTTTCCTTTTTAAATAAAGTAAAACCTGTTTGGTTACATGAAAAATGTAATCCTGCATATATGCCTTTTGCCGGAATAATAGATAAAAACTCAGGTTCTAATAAATTTGATTACGCCGGAAAAAATTTTAATGAATGTGTTAAAAAAACATTAAATGGTAGTATGAAAACCGCCTTAGGACCAATTGATTTAGCTACAAAAAGTCTTACTGAAGTTCAAAAAACAAATTTAAATGCAATAAGAGGAATTCGTCATCAAGTAAATTATATTAGAAATAATTCGGCTTCCACGGTAAAAAATGTAATGAACCGATTAGTTGGCTTTTTAATTCCAACACAAAATATTATTCATAAAATTCGCGATACATTTCAAAAATCTGTTGGGGTTATGAGTTCAGCTCTTTATACGTTTTATGGATTTATGGTAACATTAAAATCATCCATGGGATATATTATATCAACCATTATAACATTTTTAATTGCTCTTGCCGCTTCAGTAACTTTACAATTTGCAGTTCCATTTAATTGGGAAATGGCACAATTAGGATTACAATTCTTTTTGCTTTTGGCTGTTCCCGCAGGAATTGTTTCTCACTGGTTTGAGCAAACTTTTGCAATTACATCCGAACAAGCTATTCCAGGAAATCCGCGTTGTTTTGATGGAAATACAAAAATTCACGTTAAAGGTGGAGAAAAAGAAATTAAAAATATAAAAATTGGGGATAAATTAATAAATGGGGGTTATGTCACCGGAATTATGAAATTATCTAGAGAAGGAGAAACAATTTATAACTTTAATGGAATTATTGTAACCGGAACACATATAGTTTTTCATAGAAAAAGGGGATGGATAAAAATATCTGAACATGAAGATAGCAAAAAACTTTCAAATTATGATAAAAAAGAGGTATATTGTATTAATACAAGCACTAAAATGATTAAAATTGGGAAACATTTGTTTTTAGATTGGGACGAAACAAATGTTACTGATTTAATTAGTTATTCCCTACAAACAAATATAAAAAAAGCGAAAGATATTCATAAATTTTTAGATGGTGGGTTTGTTGAAGAAACAAATATAACATTAATGGATGGATCAAATAAGAAAATAAAAGATATTAAAATAAATGATATTCTTTCCCATGGAGAAAAAGTTTTAGGGATTGTAAAAATAGATGGAACCAAAATTTATCACACCAAAGAATATCAATTTGAAGATTGTAATATAATCGGTGGACCAAATTTAATAATGGCAAATAATTTAGGAATGATCGGAAAGAATACAACATCTCGGAAATATTTATACAATTTAATAACAAATACAAAAACTTTTTATGTTGGCAAAAATAAATTTTTAGATTACAATGGATCTCTTGAGGGTTTTGATATTTTTTAATCTTGTTAGAATGTATAGACATGAAATTATTTGGAATGAAATTATCTTTTATGGGCTGCGGTAAATGTATGTTGGCTTTCTTTTTATTATCCTTAATGTTTAATTTGGCTCTTGGCGCTTGTTCTTATTTTAGACACGAAGGTTTTACAAATAATGGTGCTAATATTAATTATAAAATGGGCGAGGGCGTTGTTCTTGGCGGCGGCGGGAAAGCATGGGATATGCGCAATTTTAAGGTACCACAGAAAAGAGGACAAACCGAAAAGGGTTACAAACTTCCACCTGAAAATATGAATGTTTTTGAAGGTGTGCGTTTTGCACCAGAATGTTGTCCTTCCACATATTCCAATAGTGTTGGATGTTCTTGCCACCCGGATAATTTAGAAGCATACGTGGCAGAACAACGTGGGGGAAATAATACAAAACAATGTGGTTCATATTAGATGAACCATGATTTATTAGGTTCATTTATTGGGTCGTATTTTGAGCCTCCCCTTAATCCGGTCCGAACAATTCCTCTTGGTTTATCAGGTTTATTCGGACCGGATTGCCAATTTTTTAAATTTTGATTTTTTGGAACACAGAAATATCCACAAAAATCTTTGTAATTTACAACCTCCCCCCCTATTTTTTTACCCTTATAATGCCGATTTGCCTTTTGAGGATCCAATATTGAATTTCCATCGGCGTCATATCTTTTTGCATCTGTTGCACCATCTTTATGCGACCAATATCCATCAGGGTCTTGTTTATAAAAATGGTACGTTAACCCCGGATGAACAGCTAATGCTGCCGAATAATAACCTTTGGGACAAACCATATTATCTTTTTTTATAAAATGTGGATTATCCTTAAAAACGCGATCCATAACCAGTTTACAAGAATATTTTGATTTATCATCAACGCGAGGACAACCCGCATAATAACCCGGTTGTGGTTTCAAATGATTTTTCATTTCACACTTAATTCTTTCACATTCTGATGTAAGTTTAGGATCTATCTTATCAAGTGCATAAGTATAACAATTATGTGGGTTTCTTAACCATTGATTACTATTCCATTTTTCGGGATTGAAATGTGGTGCGTCTGTTTGAAGATTTTTAGCTCTATTTAATGCACTCTCCCATGTTTCACCCTCAATACGAATGCGTTTAGCAACTCCCTTTAGATATTTTTCATATTTTTTTCTACGTGACTTTCTTTTTCTGGACGATTTTATTTTTCTACGCGATTTTCTTTTTCTACGGGACTTTGCCCTTCTTCTAGATCTTTTCTTCATATATTATATGAAGAAAAGAAGATCGTGGAGATCGCGGAAAAAAAGGCACCAACGGTCTCGGAAAAAAAGGCGAAGCCGTCGGAAAAGAAGACGTGGCGGACTAGGGTTCCGTAATAGTGCCCCATTGAAAAATGTTAAAAAACCTTATGATTGTTCTGAGGAGAAAAAAGAAATAGAACGATTAAGACAAGAACTAGCTTTAAGAACACCAAAAAAAGTATTCGACCCAAGATTTGATACCCCGCAATCTACAAAGAGCATAAGAGCCCTGTGGGCGAAACCTACCCCTCGCAGCGGTCGCGCAATCTCCTTTAACAATGATATCTCGCCAAGGGACAGCCGGTGGATTTCTCCACCAAATTCACCAAACCGCGGTGGAAGACGCCGAAGAAGAACACGAAAAAAACGCGCCGGAGGAAGATGGGTGCGGATGTCCAAAGCAGCGTGGACGTCTTTCAGCCCCCACAAGCTCGTCACTATTAGTTACAAGGATCCCGCACCGTACACGAGCACCCGCCGTCCGTTTTTTGGCGTCGGTGCGATGTTCAACACGAGTGCGAGGGGAAATTTTCAACTAAAGGATAATGTGTTTAAACGCATTGGAAAGGCAAAACCCGGCGACTACGGTCCCGATTCCATTTCCGCCAACTTGGTGAGTTCGGTATCGTTTTGGGACGAAACGCCGGATCTTAATTCCAACAACTACAATTCACAGGGTGGAAGACGAAGAACGAGAAGACGTCAAAAGCGTGGAGGATTTTGTGCTAGTTGCTTAGCTCCCCTGATGCTCCTTTAATTTTTCACATATATCACAATAAATAATACGTTCGGTGTGTTCGGGATTTATATCGATGTGGTCAGTTACCCAATTATGTTGACAATTATTATCAATGTCAGCTTTAATTCTACGAAGTATTTCTTCTTTTTCCATTATATCGCTTTTTAAAAACATTATTTCATTCTCTAATTTTTTTTTAATTAAAATTAGAGTATGTAACATTATTAAAGAAATAATAGAATTATATTTAAATGCATAAAATAATATTATTTTTATTATTGATTATGGTAAATGGAGCATACCATAGAATAAAAAAATTCCGAGTGACAGATATAGTAGATGATTTTTTGATAAGAAATAATATAGTAAATTGTTTTAAAAGGGAAGAAGAGGAAGCATTATTTCTCAAATGTTGGAGAAATAATGAATTGGTAAATGTTGAAATATTTATAGAACCTGCAAGTTATTTTATTTAACATTTTTTTTTAATTAATTTAACATATTGTTTAATAAGTTTGTTTTCTTCAATTACTTCTTTAATATGGGGATGATCTAACGATAAATTGGGTTCTCCGCATCCACATTTACCATCGGGGCAATGTTTATATAATAAAAGAATCTTATTTTCTTGACATACTTTTACATTTCCTATATTACAAAAATCCATAGTAGGTTCTTTTTTATTGCGATGTAATGTTGGTAAATCAGGCCTTCCAGATATTTTTTCTTCTTGATTCATTTTTTCTTCTTGATTTACAGCATTTGGATTCCAAAGTTTCGGCAAATAGGTTTCTATATTATACCACATTATCACTAATTGGTCATCTGTAAATTGAAGCATACTTCTGTCATCCGCATAATTCATAATATTATAAACAGGATCAGGTCCGGGTTGGCTTGGGACCGAGTCATGCCCCAAAGCTAACAATTCACTACTACTATACGGTTGACCATTTGATTTTAAATAAGAACCATAATTTGGAGTAGTATGATATGGTGTATCTAAAACAAGAGGATCTTCCGAAAAAGAATGGTGTAAACCTAAAGCATGTCCAACCTCGT